CTACGATACTGCTCGGTCAGAAGTTTGTTATATGGAGTATAAAAGAGTTCCAGTGCTGCGGCGTTGAGCGTGGATTCTTGACGGGCCTGCTGGACAACTTCGGTAGCCGATCTTGCCTGTCCTTCGGGCGTGGTCTGGCGCGAGCGGTAACTACCTGTATTATTCTGCAACACCTGACTCATCAGGTTGTAAACAGGAAGCCCCTGAGTTGCTACTGCGGGAGGTTGAAGTTGGATCGGGGTCAGCCCACTAGGGATGAACGTATAAGGCCCGACCTCAATGTATTGAAAGTCTTGGATGGCTTCGGCGTCACCCTGCAACTGGATGAGACCAGAGGTGATGGCGGCTTGGGCAGCTTGGCACAACACGCGGTTAGAAATCTGGATCTGGTTGTAGATCTTCTGCTTGAGTCCGCGAATGGTATGGAATGTCCCCTGACCAACTCCGTAGGTGAAGATAACAAAGCACTGATTTACGTTTCCATAGCGGCTGTAGCGTTCGTAGAGGAAGTCCGAAGAATCCCGACTCCCAATTAGCTGGGTGAACTTACCATCAAACTCCTTGTTATAACCATAGACCAACTGGGCTCTGTGGTAGGCCGACTCCCCAGCGTAAAGATCGTTCTCCTTGATTTCGCGCTCAAAGTCTTCCCAGTGAGCGGTATAGTTTTTCCACTGATCTCGCTTGGTTGAAGCCTTCCAAATCGCCTGCTTAACCGCATTAAGATTCCAACCAAGGGCTTTGGCCGCTTTAGGATTGCGGATGTAGTTGTAAAGCTCGCTCACACTCATGGAGCGTTGGACAATAGCTACTTCGATAGACTCATCTGAAACCTTGGTGTCGCGGGCCACCTTGAAGTCTTTTAGCCCACAGGGCTCCCAGAAGATGGAGCGTTCATCGGGCCACATGGCCACCCCAACCCCGTCACCCACAAACTCCCTAGAGAGGAGTTGCATGTTGTAGGCATGGTCGCTCCATTCTTTGAGCATCCAGTCGAATTCTTCAGAGATGATCTCAGAGTCCTCGTTGGAGTCTCCTTCGTAGGAGTCCATGATGACGTTGGCAATGCGCGGCACCCCGTTCTGGAGTTCGATATACGGGGCCAAGGCGGCTTCCATGATGGCGTTAGCTTCCCCAAAGTTGGCATTAACCACATGGGTTAGACCCTTGCTCTTTAGCTCTTCGGCATCGTAGGGGGCTTCGCCGTTGACCAAGGCTTGCGCTCGCGCCCGAAGGTACGCCGCATCCTCATCTTGTTCGATATACTTGTTAGCGATGGCCACAAGGCTATCCGATGACTTTATGCGTTTTTTCGGGGGACCACCACTCTCTGGTAGGTTTTCCAGTTCTGCGTTGCCTGTTGCCATTAAAGTAGAAAGTGTAGGTTAGTTAAGGGTTGAAATCAAACAGATTAAGAAACATTTTCAAAATTGGAATCATTAAAATATGTTGCTGTGTATCCAGTAGAAATGCCTTGTGCGGTGTCAATATTCGCTATCAATGTGTTAATCGGAATGTTTGAACCACCAGCAATAATGTCTCCGCCCCAAATAGCTTGCAGTTCGCCGCCTTCATCATTAGCTGGATTTGGCGCGGAGAACGCCAGTCCAACAAGAACTGGTTCATTATTTATTAGCAAAAATAACGGAGATCCAGAATCTCCAACTACTACATTTTTATAAAAAGCTCTTTGATTTCCATCAAGCCCCGAAACATAAATTGGTCCGTAGTTGGGGTCTGAAGATGAAAATGGAATCTGAGTAGACGCAGAATTATTAGAAAATGCGCTTATGGTAGTAATAAGTGCTTCTTTATCTTTATTAATCCAAAAAGAACCAGAAGAAAACACAGCGCTTGTAAATTTTTTTGACGCACTTGCTGGGAGAATTTTAACAATATTAATACTTTCTGGCAAATCACTGTTAAGTAATGCTATGCCAACATCAAAATTAACTTGAGAATTTATTGTTCTTGAAATTGTTCTTTCGACAACTGTATTTGAATTTGTGATGAAGCGAATTGTTGCACCAGTTAACGATGTTGTAATGTGCTTGGCAAACCAAATGTGCCTTGGCGTTATGGCGATGCATCCAAAGTCATCTCCATAAGCACTGTTCCAAGGGCTATAACCAGTAAGCAATTCCGCTGATTCCCCCAACCAATTTGATGCGTTTCTTGTGTATGATGGCGTAACGTCATCTCTTGTGGAAAACAATGGAAGAGAATCGTTAACATTACTTATCTCGGATATTTTGTTTAGTATTCCACTATTTGAAACTTTAAATATTAATTTTTCATCATCAATGTGTGGAACAATTGTTTTTGCATTGTCTCTGTTTGTAAATTCACATACTGGAAGATTGTCTATGTTATAATGAAAAACACTATCAGAATTTAATGGCACAAAACCAAACACTTTATTTCTGTCTGTTGCAAGCGGGTTTATGTTAAATCCAATATTGCTGTAATTGCCAGAGTGAGATATTACACAATTGACACAACCATCATATTTAGCACTCAAATTAATCAACGTTGTTGTGATTTTTGAACAGTTATTGAAAAAACAATTTGTTAATTGCGTGTAAAAAGAAGAATTTGACACTCTTTGCGTTTCATTACTTCCAGTGTACGAACAAGAAAGCCTTGATCCTGCTATTGTTTTTGAAATAAATAAATTAAAATTACTGCTATGTTTAATGGAAATGTTTGAACTTCCTGCACCAAGTAATCTTATTGCTAAATTAACAGATGCACAGTTTTCAACAAAAACATTTGCCACTGTGGCTGCCGAAGAAAGTCCTCCAGCTTGAAGCAAAATAGCGGTGGATTCTTTAAAAGAAAGCCTTAACAATGAAGAGCTTGCCGCGCCGCGCATTAAAACGTGCGGCCTGATGACGTCACTATATCTTGTTACAGAGTTAACCGTTGGTCGAGAACACTCAATTTTAATATCTCTAATGTTTGAACTTGTATCTAAGGACGGATTTGAAAAATCCCTACAGAATGTTGAAACATATTTAGCCTCATTACGACCACCTAAACCGCCAGACGGAACACTACCAACTGAGGGTCCAGTAAATGCTAAATCAGTACCAAATGTATAGGTGTGATCAAGATGGCAAAATGGAAGCCAATCTGACGTTCCATTACTAATAAGGTCACTGATATCAATTGGCTCGGTAGTTGTCGTTTCAATACATTGAAAAACTTGACCTGTTGCATTTCTTAAGTATTGTCCAACAGTGTAGGTTGTCCCGTTTTGCCAAAGAGGGATGGGGTTGGCTCCAGCGGTTGGATCAATGTTCCAAATTTTAAACCTTACGTTTCTCCAATCATAGGTTGCAGAAATGTCACGAAGATTGTCTTTCCTATAAGTGATAAACCCCTTTGCCTCCCTCGTTCCATCAAGATAAGTCAGCGATGGATCGTAGTGGATGATGTCTTGTGGAAAAAGATTGGAATATGCATTCTTGGAAACATTGCTGGAGCTATAAGCATACACAACAAGAGGTTCGGGCGTGGCCGCAATGGAAGCTACCGTGAATGCCGTGCCATTGTTGTTGCTAACGTTTGCCGTGTTTGACGGGGAGATCCACTCGCTGTCGTTGGACATGTATTCCGTGACAAAGTCTGTGATGCGATAGTGAAATCCCGCCTTGAGACTCTGGCTGCCCATAAGAGACATTAACCCAGCATGGGTTACGTCGATAATCCTAGACGCATTCCCTTCCGCATAGGTGCCTGCGGTGGTGCCAGCTACTACTGGTAATGGGTAATATGCAGAGAGGGAGGCCATGAAATATGTATTGTATTATGTTTCGGGATTTGGGGCTACTATTATGTTTCAGGATTTTGACCTGATTGCAAACCCGCCACAGCCTCCCCACTCGCCTCCGCAAAGGTCGCCTGCGGCTGGCCGAAAGCCTCCGCTGGTGCGGGTGTGACGGTATTACTCACTGGCATCCTCCTCCACAATCGGTTCGGGCAAAGGCGTAATCGTAACAGTCTCGCCGCTCCACACCCATTCGCGGGTGCGCTCGACGGGTGCGCGGACGCCGCTGCCGCCAGCGGCGAGGATCTGGTTGATGCCTTCCGCACTCGCCGTGTAAAGGGCGAGCAGTTCTTCGGACTGTTGCTGGCCCAGCTTCCCCAGCACGGCTTTGAGTGTCACATCATCAAGGCCGAAGATTTTGGCGTGCAGGGTGGAGAGGCTTTGCGCGTAGAGTTCGCCGTAGTAGCGGCTGGTGGCGGCGGCGCGGTCGATGTCGGCGATGGCGCGTTCGGCGGGGGTGACAGGCAGGAGTTGCGCGTGGGCGCTGGCGGCGAGGATGAGGATAAGGAAATGTTTCATAAGTTTAGGGAGCCATTTTGGTGACGGAGAGCATTGACGATTGGATAAGCGTTGTGGCATCTGCGGAGTTGTTGATGGGATACCAGCGGTAGTTCATGGTGTTGGCGTTGCTACTGGTCAGCACATAGACAAAGCCTGCCACGGCGAATCGGCTTCCAGAGGATATGGCGGAAACATTTGCCAGCCCGATTGCTGTCGCATTTGTGCCAGAAGTAATCGATGTCAACGTAGCGTTCGCGGCTTGGCCCACGCCACTGCGATGGTTAAATTCTGAAAGATTGGTCGAGAACCCTAGTCCGTGAGCGAATCCAGAGTTGGTGGTCGCCACCCACGCAATGGCGTATTCCACGCGATAAAAGCTGTTGGCATCAAGCGACCATGAACCCATCTGTGGGTCGTTGTTGGTTGATTGCGTAACAGCGTTGAATCCCCAATTGGTTTTGGTTTGGTCGTTGGTGGTGAATTTGGTGACCGTGCGGCTGGCTACAAACGAGGAGCTTCCTGCGCCGTCTGCGGCGAGCAGCGCACCATTGGCGGCGGCTCCGCTAGGCGGGTTGCCTGCGGTCAGGGCGCCATTGGTGCTGATCAAGGCTGTGCGCGAGTTGGCGTTGGTCAAAGGCGCGAAGCGAAGGTTGTTCGTAAAGGTCAGTTCGTTGGTGCGCCCTGTAACGATGTTGCCATTGGTATCCGTTACCATGTCGCGGACTTGGGCCATACCGCTTGCGGCAAAAGCAAGCAGTGTCATTATAGCCAAGGCAACTCGGGAAAGTGTGCCATCGTCATTAATGGTGATCCGCCAGCGGGTGTTGTTTGGTGATTTCAAAACAAGTCCTTTGGTTGAGTCTGTGACTTCGGTGTCGTTGTTCGCGGTGAGCGTGGTGAAGGTTCCTGCGGCGGGCGTGGTGTTGCCGATGGCGGGCGGGGCGGCGAAGTTCACACGGGCGTTGTCGAAGGTGCCTGTAGTTACATCTGCGGCGGCGTGGGTGTGTGTATCGACAGGGATGAGCGACCAATTTCCAGATGAGCCGCCGCCCGAACGCAAGCGGTATTGCTGCCCTGTGGCCGTGATTGTGACGAGCGTATTGTAAACAAGCGGCGAAAGATTTGCCACGCCACGAACCGTAATCGGCCCGCTCATTGTGCTGCCGCCGACAATGACATAGGTGTCACCAACCAAGGTGCCTTCTGCTTGTGTCGGAAGCGTCACCGTAATGCCGCCTGCATTACTGTTTGAAATTGTAATCTGCCTTGCGCGATTAGCTGGCAGCGTTTGATCGGCGCTATAATTGACGCTTGTCACCGAGAAAATCGTCTGCCCGTTGATTTGATGCGCGGCGAGTGCATCCGTTCCGCCTGTGTGGTGGGTTGATCCGTGAAGCGTGGGCTGGCGGCTGTCGGTGAGGCGGCTATCGTTACCCTGACAGGCAGTTCCAGCCGTAGATCCATAGCTGACCGTGAGCGTTCTGTTAGCCGTAAGATCTCCCCCACCTGTAAGCCCTGTTCCCGCGCTAATTGATCTACTTGTCGGCACACCTCCGATATTAGTAAGGGCGGTTGCGGGGTTGCTGACATCACTAAGATTGTTAACCTCTAAAAGCGCACCTTGCGCCGTAAGAAGCCCGCCCACATTGATTGTCCAAGCTGTGAATGGCCCGCCTGAACCTGCTACTGTATCGACATTAACCACCAATGACGTTCCAGAGTAGCTGGTAACAAAAGCATGCATGTGTCGATCTGCATCGTATACAATGGTAACGTCCTGTGTCGGGGTGTAGCTGAGTCCTGATTGGACGGTGAACGTCTTAGATCCAGTGGTTAGTGAATGGGAGGTTGTGGAAGTTGTGAGATAGCGGTCTCCGCGATTGGCCAACGTAAACGCCGTAGTAGCAATCTGAGTGGTATTGGTTCCAGCAGCAGCAGTGGTTGCTGTCGGGGTTCCCGTAAGAGCGGGGGAATCCAGATTGGCTTTAAGGTCTAGTGCCGTCTGGGTGGCTGTGGAAATTGGCTTTGAGACATCACTTGTGTTATCCACATTGGAAAGCCCGACATCAGACTTGGTGGCAGATGTTCCAGTTGTGACTCTACCCTTGGTGTCTACTGTGACTTTGGTATAGGTTCCCGCGCTCGCGCCCGAAGCAGCTAAAGTGGGATTGGGATATGTTCCCGTAAGATCTCCTCCTGCGGGGCCGCTGGGCGCTGTGGAGATGGTTCCCCATTCGGGGGCTGTGGCTCCGCTATTTACTTTCAGAATCTGTCCCGCGCTTCCAATTGGGAGGCGTGTATTAATTCCTGCTCCCCGATAGAGCATATCACCCTGCGTTGTGAGGGTAGATTCTCCCCCGCCTCCAGATGTGCCAAAACGCGGAACCACCTGCCATCCACGGGTGGCCCCTGTGTAAATCAGGGTAAAGTAAGCCCCCTCGACGTTACAGACCAGATTCTCGTTAAGGCTTTCAATGGGTTGGCCGTTGCGGGCAATCGTAAGAGGGTTGGTGTCGAAGGTTTCAGAAAAGTCAAAGATGTCTACTGCATCGCCATTGCTGGGATTGGGCGGAAGGGTAAGAGTAAATGCCCCTCCAGAAGTGTCAGCGGCGATAAACTGGCGGCTAGTGACCGTCCTGCTGGAAGTAACCACCTCATAGTTGATATCGGGCTGCGGGCCAGTCTGCCCCACGGGCCCCCGTTCGATGACCTCAATGATCTCAATCTCCCTCTCTGTGATCTCAATGACCTCTTGGCTCATCGGGCAATCTCCTGATAGACCTTGGCCTTACCTGTGGCGAATGCGATATAGGTGTAGCCTTGGTAGAGTTCGATTTCGTAGACGTTGTCGCCTGCTGTTAGGTTTGCGGCCTGTGTGGCGGTGATTTCGATTTCGATGGTGCCCGCACTCCCGCCCAATGTAATCCCGCCTCCAGAGGTCAGTGTAAGCAAAGTAGCACTATCCTTCGCGCATTCCCGAATCACCATGTTGGCCCCGTAGCCCGAAAGATTGACGGGAACATTAGACTTGCCTTTACAGGACTTGGTCAGATAACGAAACTTCGCCGTCCATGTCTTTCCTTGGACGATTTCAATGTCTCTTTCAAGTCTCCAGTAGTTGGTCATTTATAAACTGGTAGCCAGAATTGATTGGTTCCAACACGAATCTCAATGAAGTCATTGATCTGGTTGTTGGTTGCGGGGTTTGAGTTGGTTTGGTTGGTGGAGAAGTCTACAAACCCATTAACCACAAGATTGGTGGTTGCCGTCACAGTGCCAGTAGCTGTCAGAGTTCCAGATGCCGTGACATTAGAGAATGTTACGTTATTGGTTTGGCCAAGTCCGAGGTTGGTGCGAGTCACGGCTTGGTTGGTGGTGTTTTCAAACTCAATAGCACGATGGAACATCGTGGCTCCTGTGTTGGTTTTGATAAGAGTCATCACCTTGTTTGTCGGGCTAACAGAATACACTGTTGCTTCGATAGGATTGGTTCCTGCTGCGGGATCAGAGGGCCCAATCATCATTAAGGCGTTGTAGCCAAAGACCGAAAACACCGCCACTCCGTTGCCGTTGGTGTTGGTTGAGCGGAAGCCGAATTGCGCGGCCTTGTTGGTAGCCTCTGAGACACCTACACGGAACAACGTTTCGTTGCTGACGGTTACGTTGTTTGACGCGATGAGGTTGGCGAGGCCAAGGAAGGCTTCGTTGTTGGTGCGGCGAACGTAAAGCAGACCGTTGTTGGTGGTGGTTTGGTTGATCGTAATGTCGCCGTTGTTGGTGATGCCAGCGAATGTAACAATATTAGTAGAAGCAAGTTGCAAGTTTGTTAATGTTCCAAGCCTTATCCCGTCTGACGAAAATGAAAGCGGCCTATGAACTGTCCACCCATTGGTGTTGGCTTCTAGATATGTAAATGATGCATAAGTAAAATAAATTGAATTTGAAGTCCTTCCAATACCAGTCAAGGACTGCCCAAGCGTTTCAGATGGATCCAAATTAATGAGTGATCCATTGGTATTTGCCGTTATCAAAGATAAAAAAATAACATTATTTGTTGTTCCCAATCCCAAATTCGTTCTGCTTGCCGCCGCATTGGCTGTGGCGTTGGTGCCTGAAAAATAGATAGGCTCAATATAAGAAATATTATCGGCCAACCTCCATGCTCCACTGCGATACATCAACAGAACAGTCTCATCCATTTGATTCAGCGTAATAAGATTTGTTCCTACTCCTGATTGCCTGATAGCAGTTACTGCGTTTGTTGAATTGCCAAGATGGGTAATTGTTGCCCTATCTCCTTCAAATGTGGTTGCGGGGTTGGTGGGAAGTGTAACCGTATTGGTAACCCCAGATACCGAAGGAGAAAGGCTGAACAAGAAAAGATTGCGACTATTTGTTGCGGCATTTGTTGATGTTCCTGTAACATTTGTCTGGTATTGGACAGTTGTGGATATCGGGGCCGCTTGCCAGAAGTTGGTCGGGCTTACAACCTCTCCATTGGTATTGACCAAAACTGGATTGGTATTAGATCCAAAGAGTGCCGCCTGAAATGTTGTGGCGTTGCTGTTGGTTAGCCCAGTCCAAGGGAGTCCAAGGTTGGTGCGAGTTTGAGCCTGATACAATGGGCGACTTGTTGCGCCCCCAATCTGAATTGCGCCAGAATCAAATGTCCATTCTCCAAAAAATATTCTTGCTTCTGGCTCGATTATGTCATTAGTTCCCCATCTTATTACGGACTCGCTTAAATAAAGACCCCCCAAATTTACCGTTTCAAATGTCACGCTATTAGTGGCTCCAAGCCCGATGGCATTACGGAAGTTTGTGGCATCTGTATTCGTAAGCGCAGACCAGCCTAATCCCAGATTGGTTCTGCTTACTGCCGCATTGGATGAGGCATTGGTGCCTAAAAAAAGTATAGGCTTTCTAAAAATAATTGTGCCGCCTGCCGCGCCATCAAGCGAAAAAAATTCAACACCATTTTGGTTAAAAAATAACGAGTCAGCCCCATAAGTTATGGAGTTTGTTGTTTCTCCGTCTTGGTATAATTGAATACTTTCAAATCTAACAACATTTGTTACCCCAAGCCCGATGGCAGTTCTGGCGACCGATGTGTTTGTGGCGATAAATACCGCATCACCCACTGTAGTAGATCCGAGATTTTGTCGAGCATTTGCTGCATTGGTGGCTCCTGTTCCGCCCGAAGCAATACTAAGTGTGCCAGACAAATTGGAAAAATTAACCGTGGCAATATTGGATGAAGGAATGATTCCTACAAGATTTGTAGCCTGAAGATTAGTTAGGCTTGCCCCATTGCTGGAGGCAAGATTGCTAAGAACCGTTGAAGAAGGTTGAAATGCAGATGCGGGATTTGTCGCCGCTGTTCCCAATCCTAAAGCAGTCCTAAAAGAAGACGCATCAGCATTTGTTAATCCAGACCAAGAAAGGCCAAGATTGGTTCTAGTCGTTGTAGGATCTGCAAACGACACATTGCCAAGAAAATATGAATTACTAGTATCAATAGTTATGGCTGCAACTCCTCTATTGACCAACCATAAAAAACCATTAAAAGCAGCTAAACCATTAGTATTGGTTCCAACTTGAACGGCAGGATTGGCGAGGCTTCCAGTTGTAGTAGCAAGAACTCTATTAAAAGTAACATTATTTGTTGCTCCAACACCCAAGCCTACGCGGGCATTGGAGGCATCGGCGCTCCAAAAATTGGTCGGTTGAACCACCGCACCGTTGGTTCCCACCAACACATTGCGTGTTTGCGCGTAGCCCGAAACAATTAAGGCCCCAGAGATAATTATGGAAATTAAGTTTTTCATTAGGTTACATTCGTTGAATCCAAACCTTGGCATTGGTCATTTCATCAAAATCATTGGGGCGTATTACTGATGGAGAGCTTTCGGCGTTGCTACCACTGACCAATTGATAAATTGCTGGAATTCCATTAATAACCAAAAAGATGCAAATTCCGACAGCATAGCTCCCAGAAGCAGTGACAACCCCATCCAAGTTGGAAGAACCGCCGCCAATCAGCCCCGTAATGGCTGGCTCTACCCGAAGTATGTTGACGCTGGGGGTTTGAAGCTGCGTTGTGCTAACCCCGATAACGCTGGAGCTTGGGATGGGAATGCAAATTTTACTCATCGGGTTACCTCTGGTGAAATGATAACATTGCCTTGCAGGATTCGGGTTGTGACGGACCCGTTGTATAGCTCAAGGTCATATACGGCCTTGTCACAGACCGAGAGTTGCGCCGTGTCAGCAGCCGAAATAAATAGTCGAATAGCCCCATTTTGAGATCCATAGTTAAGAGTGATCCTACCATTGCCAACTGCCGTGGACAACTCAAGAATTAGTGCTTTGGATTCGGGCTTTGAGCGGATGTGCATCTTGGCCGTAAATCCCGCAAGATTAACAGGTGTTGACGGCTCTCCCGTTTCATAAAACAGAGTCTGGTCAAAGGTTGCCCCCTGAAAGATACAAATATCGGCAATAGCAATCGGTAGTTCGGCCATAGAAAAAATCCAGCGTAGAGTCTACCATTGCCTTCGCAAAGTCAAGGCTTGTTTGAGTTTCTTGAAGGTCTCTTTGTTGACTCGTTTCTTTTCTTCTATTGCCTCCGATCCCGCCATGGCCCCGAATACTTTGCGGGCGACGAACAGTCCCACGGCGAACGAGTCGAATAAGTCGGGGGACTTTCCGATCCGCCTTTTCATGTCGGTCTTGGATTCGATGATAATCTTCCGCGTCCTACGGGCATACTTCCTTTGGGTCATCTCCCACGCCAGATCGGGGGCGATTCCCTTGAGTTGCTCGCATTCCAAGAAGTAGCGGGCGGCGAAACATAGTTCACTAGCCATGTTGTGGAAGAGTTCCTTGCCGACTTGGGGTTTTCCAGTCACTTCGTTTCTCATGGCATATTGAGCCGATACAGGAAGATCTGAGGCCGCTCCAGCAAAACTCACCGCATGCCAGCCCTTGAGAAGCTCCCTCTCTCCGATAGACCAAAAGATACCACCAGCCGAGGCGTCTACCCCTATCCATTGGTTCGGGATTCCCAACTTGATAGATAGGTCGCTAATCTGTTGGATCATTTCGTATTGGAAATCTTCTTGAGACCCCGCCCTTCGGTTGAGGACATATTGTTTCTCTACGGCTATCGCCCATTTTCCTGAGATTAGCCTACCATATTTAAGATGGGTAAAGACAAAGCGGTCACCGCCTTCTGTGTAGCTAGGATCAACTCCTGCTATATCTTTCGGGGTTCCGTCCCAGATGGGTTTATCCAGAGCCCCATGGCGAGCCAGAAGTATATCCGAGACAATCGTGGAATCATCGGCGTCTGCGGGTGGCCAGAAGCCCCTGAACTTGCGCCAGAACTGGGGATTGAGTTCTCCCAGTTCCTTTTTAGCCAAAGCTACATCATTTGGTTTTGGTAGAAACGGGTAGCGAAGTCCCTTCCCCTGTTCAAAAGCTTGTTGGTTGGGGTTGTCCTTTTCGGAGTCAAAACGGATGCATATCCCCTCAATACCAGCCACCCGTATTTTCCAATTCGGGGTATCCTCATCCACACTCATCCATCCCTTGATAGGTTCGCAGAATTTTCCGTGGGGGTCGAATATGGATGCGGGGTTGCCTGCTCCCACCACATAGAGTTCTTGTGCGCCCTTAAATCCCCAGATTGCTTCGTTAATCACAGAAGCCGAACAGTCCTGTAACTCGTCTATAATCAACACAATACGACGATTCTTCTTACCCTGAAGTCGTTTTTGGGCGTCATCTTTGTATTCGTCACCAGCCGCCAAAAGCATGATGGAGGAGGCATCGCTCACCCCTGTTAGGGGATCGATAATGGCTCCCTCTTCTTCGGATAGCTTGATGATATCCATGGATTCGATGAGTCGGCCTGATGCGATTCCGAGGTTTCGGGCTTCGCGATACATCTTGACCAGTGCCGCCCAGATACGCTGCTTGGCGTCGATCTTGCTTGTAGAGACCACAATGCACATCGTATTGATCGGGTCGCAGAACCAGTTGACCAATGCAAACGC